GCGTTTGACTTGGCGGTAATGTGTGCCTACGACGCACGCAACCGTAGCGGACACCAGGCGGTGTACACGGTAGCGGGAACCCTGATATTTGACCAGCGAGAGAAGCTGGCAGCCGAAGCCATAAAAGAGGGTGCGGACTACATTCTGTGGATTGACGCAGATATGCGGTTTCCGAAGAACACGATAGAGATACTGCTCGCGCACGACAAGCCCATCGTTGGGGTGAACGCTACAACGAGAACCTCGCCGGTAAGACCTACGGCAAAGAACCTAGAGATAGACTTTGAGAAGAAAGAGAATCATTGGATTCCAATCGTCTCTAAAGACAAGACCCACCTAGAGTGTGTGACCGCGATTGGTTGCGGGGTGATGATGGTCAAGCGGGAGGTGTTTGAGAACACGCCGAGACCTTGGTTCTGGTTCGAGAAGATACCTGGCGACAAGTTGCTAGGCGAGGACGTGTACTTCTGCATCAAGGCAAAGGACGCAGGATTCGATACTTATTTAGACCACCACCTGTCCAACGCAATTGGGCACGTTGGGTCTTACACTTATTCATGGAACGACTACAATGGCCCTAGCGAATTTCAGCGACCTCCAGACATCGGTAGCCAACTACCTCGGACGGAGTGACCTCACCAGCCAGATTCCTGACTTTATCTCCCTAGCGGAGTTGCGCCTATCCCGCGACATTCGTACCCGCAGGATGCTCAAGACCGCCACGGCTACCATGACCGTAGGCGACCCGACGGTAGGACTGCCAAGCGACTTTCTGTCCATCCGCGATGTGTTTATCCAAGGCTTGCCGAGAACGGTAGTGACCTACCTCTCCCCAAGTGCTTTCTCTAGCAACTCCCGCGCAGACCAACAAGGTTTGCCTGTGTTCTACACCATGCGCGGCAACGAGTTAGAGTTTGCGCCAAAGCCTGACAGCGCCTACGTCTTGCAGATGCTTTACTACTACAAGCCCGTGGTTCTGTCGTCAGGCAATACTAGCAATGAGTTCTTGGCTAACTACCCAGACGCGTTGCTCTACGCCTCGCTCCTAGAGGCAGAGCCGTACCTTATGAACGACCCGCGTACACAAACGTGGTCAAGCCTCTACAACCAAGCAATTGCACGAATCAACACCTCCGACGAGGAGAGTGAGTTTTCTGGTGTTCCCTTAGTTATGACCGTTACAACGAGGTAATAAAATGGCAGAATTTAGCAACTACTTAGAGGACAAAGTCCTAGACCATGTTCTCCGCAACACTTCTTACACCTCCCCGACGACGGTGTATGTTGGACTCTACACATCTGACCCAACGGACGCTGGTTCGGGTACGGAAGTCTCTGGTGGCTCCTATGCTCGCCAAACCCTGTCCGTGACCACAGCTTCGGGTGGAATCGTTACCTCTAGCGCCGACGTTACCTTCCCGCAATGTACGGCTTCGTGGGGTTCCGTGGGCTACATCGGGATTCTGGACGCGGTTACTAGCGGCAACCTGCTCATGCACACAGCCTTGACGACTGCTAAGACAATCGACACGGGCGACATTCTCAAGATTACTTCTGGCAACCTGACCGTTACGCTGGACTAAATGGCATTACTGACCCTTGAAGAACTAGACCGCTTCGGGAGTCTGGACGATTTACCGTTCACGCTAGACGCGAACTGGATGGACTGCGGGATTCAAGGCCCGTTTACGCTAGAAGAACTAGATTATTTCAGCACAAGCATAGACGCGCTAGCGTTTAGCCTAGATAGCCCCATCTGGACTTCGCCTGACACGGAAATCTGCTTGGTCTACGAACCCCAAGTCATTACTGGCGTGGGTACGGTCAACGCAATACCTGAGTTCTCCAAGACCGCACAGGCAATTATTACCGCCAACGGTCAGGTGGTAGTTGCAGGGGTGCGTGAGCGTACTGTTAACGGTGCGATTGATAGTGCTGGTGCGGTATCCGCAGACGGAACGCTAACCAGAACGGTTGTAGGCTCGATTTCAGGCGTGGCAAGTGTGGTGTTAGACGCTACACGGACAAGAACCGTTATCGGAGACATAGCCTCCGCGGGGTTTGTGAACGCCTCTGCTAACACCATTGTAAGCCCCTCTGCGACGATTACTGCGGTGGGAAGTGCCACGGCACTAGCCACGAGATTACGGACGGTTGTAGGCGATATTACGGCCTCTGGGACGGCTTCTGCGGACGCAGTAAGGCTCAGAATAGTAGATGGTGCGATTACGGCAGAAGGGTTCCTAACCGCTACCGCAGGTTTCGAGGTAGGCGCACAGGCAAATGTTTCCGCAGTAGGCACGCTAACCGCGCTTGCGGGGATTATTTACACAGTTTCGGGGCAGGTGGCAAGCAATGCACAGCTTACTTGCACGCTTTACAAGTTTGGCGAGGAATGGGTTTTAGTCCCTGACCAGCCAAATACATGGTCTGCCGCTAATGTTCAAAGCGACACATGGACACAGGCATCGACCAGTTCGGACACATGGACACCAATACCCGCACAAAGCGACGTTTGGACACAACAATCTTCGGGAAGTAACACATGGCAATAACAAGAGTTACCTTTGGAGAGTGGCTACCTGACCAGCCAGGGGTTATCGGTGCGCTGACCACGGCTAAGAACTGCTATCCGAGAGCCGTTGGCTACGGGCCGTTTCCAGCCGAGGAAGATTACTCAGACGCAGCCGCCCAAGACCTGACAAACGTGGTCGCCGGCAGGGACAGCTCTGGCAATACTCAGGTATTTGCAAGCGGAACCACAAGGCTTTACAGGCTAGATTCCTCTGACTTCTCGCTTGACGATGTGTCGGGAATCACTTACAGCGGCTCGACGATGTGGAAGTTTACGCAGTTTGGCAACAAGGTGATTGGGGCATCAGAAGCCCACACCATGCAAGCCTACGATTTGACCACCACAAGCAACTTTGCAAACCTATCGTCAGACGCTCCCAAAGCAAGATTTGTGACCGTGGTGCGTGATTTTGTGGTCTCTGGCTACCAAACGGACTACCAAAACCGAGTGCAATGGTCTGGTATTAACAACGAAACAACGTGGGCCACATCCGCGACCACACAGGCAGATTTTCAGGACATTCCTGACGGCGGCAGGGTTCAGGGCGTTACGGGTGGCGAGTTTGGCATTGTTCTCATGGACAGGAGTATCTATCGGATGTCCTACATTGGGACACCGCTGATATTCCAGTTTGACAACATCTCTAGGAACCTAGGTTGCTATGAGTCCAACTCGGTCATCCAATGGCAAGGGGTTACTTACTTTCTGTCCGATGACGGATTCTATGCCTGTGACGGACAGAATGTTGTAAACATCGGCGCGGAGAAGGTAAACAGGTTCTTCTTTAACACCCTGCGCGAAGCAAACATTGACCAAATGAGTGCTGCGGCAGACGCTAGCAAGAACTTAGTCATGTGGGGCTATCCCTCCACAGACCTAACGTACCGCATACTTATTTACCACATCACGACTAAGCGGTGGTCTTACGCCGATACGACAATAAATCGTATAGCAACCAGTTCAACCCCAGGCGTAACCCTAGAGGGGCTAGATTCGTTCTCTGCAAGCATTGATGCTCTGCAAACCCCGCTAGATTCGAGGCTTTGGATTGGTGGTAAATTGCAGCTCGCGGGCGTTTCTGGGGCAAAAATTATCACTTTCTCTGGCCCCGCAAAGACGGGAACGATTGACACAGCAGACATTTCTGCCGACTCAAGCCAATCCATGATTACGCTGGTTAAGCCAATCGTTGACGACGGTACGGGCTCCGTGGCAATAGACTCACGGCTGGTTTTGAACGAACAGGTAAACTTTCCGTCCGTGACCGCCGCAAACAGCGAGAACCGCGTGGGAGTTAGGTCTTACGGGCGTTACCACAGGGTAAGGCTTCAGCCGTCTGGAAACAACTGGTCGTCTGCCATCGGAGTAGATGTAGAGATTCAGCAAGCAGGGACTAGATAATGTTTCGTGTTCTACCGTACCAAGGTGGCAATCCTCGGCAGATTTCCGAGGTGGTCAACAACCTGATGAACGGCAAGTCCAATAACACGGGGACGATTACGCTTGCCACGGGCAATGCGACCACGACCACCCTGTTTGACGAGCGTATTTCCGTAGATACAAAAATTGTCCTGATTCCGTTCTCTAACGCGGCAGAAGCGGACTCTGCGCCCTACGGCGCGTTTCAGGACACGACAGACCAGAACGCGACAACGACCTCGAACGAGTACATCATCAGTTGTGATACGACTGATTACAGCAACGGGGTAGTTTTAGAGAACACCAACAAGTTCCGCGTGCGTAACTACGGGATTTATAACATTCAATTTAGCATCCAGTTTGCCAACGCGGATGTGCAGATTCAAGACGTAGATGTGTGGTTTAAGAAGGGTAGCGGAAGCGGGGCTGCTTCCAACATCGCGGGAAGTAATAGCAAGTTCTCAGTCCCAGAGAGCCACGGCGGTACAGACGGACACCTGATTGCGGCGCTTAACTTTTTCCTAGAATTACAGGCAGACGACTACGTTCAGATTGCTTGGTCGTCAACCGACACAGACTGCGGAATCGAGCATCTAGCGGCGCAGACAAGCCCAACAAGACCGTCAACCCCGTCTGTAATCGTTACCGTGAACTACATTGCTCCGGCGGCGTACTCAAACATTTACGTCTCTACCCAACAGCAGGGACAGGCAACCATAAGCCACTATGCCAACTCTACGGCAGACAAGACTTATGCTTACATTTTGGTTGGATAATCTTTATAATAGGTGATATATGTCTTCATTCTCTAACGTCTCTGCTGTCGCCCAGCCACAAACGGGTGGAACAACATTACCGACCGGAATGTTCGGCAACTTTTTTGGGTCGGCATTTGCTCCAGTAGCACCGGTAGCGACACAGCAAGTTGGACAGGCGGTTACACCAACCACCGCGACACCCACGGCGATTGCGCCAACTACCATTCCAGGAGGTTCTCCTAGTGAATTATCCCCCGCCCGTGGCGCAGCTAGTGGCGAGTCAAGAATTGACCCACGCCTAGCACCGTACCTCCAGATGGGTTTACAGAGGGCAGAGAGACTTTTCTTTGGAGAGCCACAGCCTACCCTATACCCTGGGCAGATGTATGTCTCCCCAAGCCAGCAGACCGAACAGGCGTTGGCGATGCAAGAGCAATTAGCGGGTGCGGCATCTCCGTTTATAAGCGCAGGGCAACAAGGCTACCTGTCGTCCTTGGGGCAGATTGGGCAGACCGCCGCAGGTGGATTCCTGCAAGGCAACCCATACCAACAGGCTATGGTTCAAGCCGCTGCACGCCCGCTTACACAACAATATGGGGAGCAGATTGTTCCGGGTATCGCAAGCCTCTACTCACGCGCTGGACGCTACGGGTCAGGCGCGATGGAGCGTGCCCTTGGTGGGGCTACGGAAGCATACGGAAGGGCTTTAGGCGACGTTTCTGCCAACATCATTGGACAAGACTACGCCCGTGAGCGTGCATTGCAACAACAGGCTCAGCTTGGACAGGCAGCGTTGGCTCAAGCCGCCCCAAGTTTCTATCAGTCTTCCTTTCTACCGGCTCAGACGTTGGCTCAAGTTGGCGCAGCGCGGGAAGCAATTGCAGCCAAACCCTTGCAAGAGGCAATCCAGAGATACCAGTATTCGCAACAACTTCCGTATCAGCAGTTACAAGGGTTCTTGTCCTCTGTCTACGGAACCCCGATGGGAAGCTCGCAGTTTGCACCACCACCATCAGAGCCAAAGACGAACTACCTCACGCAAGGTTTGGGCGGGGCAATGCTTGGTTCTCAGGTGGGAAGTTTGTTTGGCGGTATTGGAGGTCTTTCTGGGTCGCAGACAGGCGCAATTCTTGGTGGTCTAGGGGGTCTATTGCTTTGACCTACTGGTGTGACAACTCGGCGGTGTGGACGCACTACGGAAATGCGTCTAGCATTATTTTCCCAGCGTGGGAGAAAGCCTTTGCCGCAGTCATTAACCACCACCTGCCAAGCGTAAAAGACGAAGATTTACGCAGACGGATGATTAAGTTTGTCCAAGAGGAAATGTCCCACGCAAGTGCCCATGAGTCGTTTAACGACAGGCACAACCTCAAGGACGCAGAGAAGCAAGAGTTTGCGAATACCAAGATAATCCACCGCAGACCGGGGATGACTTTCTGGCTAGGGACTATGGTATCCATAGAACACCTAGCCTCCTGCATGGCAAGGTCTTACATTGACCGTTGGGGAACCAGAGAAGGTCGAGACTTCAAGCTATTCTGCTGGCACGCGAAGGAAGAACTTGGGCACAAAACCCTAGCCATAGACCTGTGGGACTACCTAGGACTGTCGCGTAAGGAATTGCGCAAGATTGCCCGTGTTAACCAGAAATATGTGATTGGGTTCTTGCTAAGTTACACAATCAAGAAACTCAAGGAAGAAAAGTTGTTGTGGAAGGTATCCACATGGAAAGACCTAGCGGTGTGCTTTGGTTATGTTGGGTTCAAGATTGGATTACCAATGCTTAGAATCTACCTACCAAAGTTCCACCCCAATAACGTAGACGATAGTAAATATGTAGCAGCGTGAACATTGGCGAGTTAGTTGCAAAGGACATAAAGCGGAACAATAAGAGCATCACGATAGAGGATGCAAAGAAGTCTTTAGCACTACACCGCAAAAATGGCGCAAGGTTTTACAGGTTTGGAAACACGATTTTTATAGTATTCAGGGTCACGGATTCTGCGGTGTTTTATCACACGATTAACGCAGATAGCATCAAAGAGTTCTTGCAAAACCTACGAGACTTCTTTAATGCGATTAAAGACAAAGAGTACGCAATTACTTACTTTACTGACGAGAGGTTAAAGTCGGTCTATTCAAGATACGGTGATGAAGTTGTGATGTCAGACGATAAAAGTCTAGGGACTCACAAAGGGATAACCAAACTACAAAGGTGGGAAAATGGGTTGGGTTGAAAAAAATACAGGGATTGACTTAACGATTGACGAGTTAAGTAAGCCAGTAAACAAAGCCGTAGAGGACATCCGTGAAGTCGGTAGAGATATTGACGATTGGGTAAACGAAGAAGTACCAGGTGGTTGGTATACGATTGCCGCGCTTGGTGGCGCAACTTACTATGGTATGCCTAGTTTTGGAGCAGAAGGTTTATCTGCGGCAGAGGCTCAGTTTATTGCGGCAGATGCAGCCCAACTTGCCAATCAGGGGCTTTCAACAGCCCAAATATCCTCTACCCTGTCATACGCAGGGGTTCCAACTGGACTCGCAGAAACAGCCGCAACTTATGCTGGAATGGGACTGCCAGAGGCAGAGATTTATTCATACATAAACAACACGATACCAGTTTCAGAAGTTGGAAAATCAGCTTCCAAGATTAGCACCACGGATGTGTTGAAAGCCGCAAACTCACTTAGCGGTTTAATGGGTGGGCAACAACAACCAACTGCAATCCCACAGTCGCAGCAAATGTCTCAACAAGCAACGCCGTCTGGGGTGGATTATTCTGGGGTGCTAAACCTACTTGCGTCCCGCCAACCACAAACCGGATTGCTAGGAACGCAGTACCAACCAGACGTACCAAACCTCACGACTTTGTTAGGGTAAATATATGGCTACACTTCAAGAACTTTTGGGCGGCGGTTTACCGCAAGGGTTATTGTCTCCGGCAGAGATGAAAGCAGCAGAGCAACGCGCACAAAACGCCTTGCTAACAAACCTTGGGTTTGCTCTGTTGCAATCCTCCCGTGGTCAACCTGGGCAGGGCAAGCCTAGCCTTGGACAGGCTATTGGTCAGGCTGGCCCAGTAGGGTTACAGGCTTACCAACAGTCGTTTGATAAGACGCTAGCAGATACTTTAAAAGGTTTTCAAGTAAAAGATTTAATTTCTAAGCAAGCGGAAGCAAAAAGAATTCAAGACCTTGTCCCTAGATTGTTATCACAAGGCGGTGGTATCAACCAAGATGTAGCAAATCAGTTAATGGCTACACCTGCCGGAATGGATTATTTGAGTAAATTTTCGCAAACGCGTAGAGATATTGCTGGCAAGACTAGCGTTCAAAGCATATTTAACGAAAAAGGACAAGAAGTTAAAGTCCGTTATAACGAAGACACGGGACAATATTCTCCGATTGGAGGGGCTAAAGCAGAGCCGTTTGTTCAAATTGACCGTGGGAACGTAATTGAATTGCGCCGCCCATCTGGAGATATTGTTGGGACGGTTCCAAAAGGCGCTGCTCCTGCTGCCCCGTCATTTTCAATGACAGATACCGGGCAGGTTTTGAACACAAAAACCGGACAATTGTTGCAGCCGCGAGATGAGCAGGGCAATGTAATTACAATGGACACATCAGTTAAAGCAACCGAAGATGAGAAAAAATCTGCCGGTTTCTTCCTACGGATGAGAGACGCTACAAGCACATTTAATTCTCCTGTTTTAGATTCACAAGGAAAGCCGGTACTAAGAGACGGGAAGCCGGTTTTGCTTAAAGATGCGGCAGAGAAACCAGAAATTGTTGCAGAGGTAATTGGAAGCCTTATTCCGCGTTGGATGGGTGGTCAAGCTGCGCAAAACTTTGCCACATCGTCAATTCGCCAACAGTATCAACAAGCCCAAGAGAACTGGGTAACCGCTAACTTGCGTCCTGAGTCTGGCGCGGTAATTGGCGCAGAAGAAATGCAAAAAGAAATTCGCAAGTATTTCCCGCAAGTTGGTGATTCAAACGACACAATCCGTCAAAAAGAAAAATCGCGTGAAGTTACCGAAGAAGCTATTCGTCGCCGTGCTGGTCGCGCAATAGGAGCGCAACAATCACAACAACGTAATGTTAGCGTGGACTACTAAATATGGCCTACTCAATTACAACAAAAGACGGGATTACGATAAACAACATCCCAGACGATGTTGCGCCAGATTCGCAAGAATTAAAGTCCCGTGTAGCAGATATTCGCGCTGGGAAAACAGAGTCTCGCGCAGCACCAAGAGAAGGGGTTGAAGAACCGTCTATGACAGAGCGTGTTGGACGGCAGGTGGGATTGACTGCCCGCGCCATTCCTGGGGCTGTGGCAAATGTGGCTGGATTGGTTGGAGACCCATTAAACGCGCTCATCAACGCAATTACAGGAAGCAGGTTGCAAACCATTAGTGGCGCAACTGAAAACCTTATGACTAGGGCTGGTCTTCCACAGCCAATAAGCCCGTCTGAAAAACTTGTATATGACATCAATCGTGCGGCAGCAAGTGTAGTTTTGCCAGGGGCGGCAATTCGTGCTGCTACACCAGCAGCACCTGTTCGTGTTGCACCACAACAACGTATAGAGCCAACAATTGCTCAACCCATTAGTGCAGAAAGCATTACCGCACCAATCCAGCGTGCTTTTTCTGAGAACCTAGGATTACAAACAACCGGTGCGGTTGGTGGCACATTAGCCTCACAGTTGGCAGCGCAGTCTGGTGCTGGCCCTGTTGGACAGGCTGTAAGCGGTTTGCTTGGCGGGGTGCTTGCTCCGGTAGGTGTTCAAACCGCCGGCGAGAGGGTGGTTGTAGGCGGGAAAGAATTAGTGCGCCCGTTTACCGAAGCTGGTCGCCAAGTGATTGCTGGCAATGTCTTGCGCCAAGTAGCCGCCGAACCAGAAACGGCAATGATGCGTGCCGCAACCTACGAGCCAACCATTCCTGGCTACCGCCCGACTACGGCACAAGCCACACGGGATGTTGGTTTAGTTTCCGTAGAGCCAACTATCAAATCAATGGATGTGACCGGTCGTTTTGCACAGCAACAAAGCATGGCTAATCAGGCTAGGCTTAACATTCTTGACCGCATGACCAAAGACAAAAATGCTGTTACGTCAGCAATTGAAAAGCGTGACGAGGTTACAACACCGTTGCGTGAAGAAGCATTTGCTAGGTCAACGGTAACTCCAGAAGTATTTCAGTCTGGTGTGGCATTAACGGTAAACAAAACCATTGACGATATTTTGGCTTCTCCAGCCGGTAAGCGTGGAACCGTAATATCGGTGATGGAAGACACCCGCGACGACATTGCCCGCGCAACTAACCCGTCAGAGCTGTACGAAATTCGCAAAGACCTACGAGCCGCAGAACGTGGTTTGCTAGACAAGTCTGACCGTGGAGGCCCGTCTAAGAGTGCTTATGACGCTGCGCGGTCAGAATTAAACCGTGTAATTTCTGCCGTTGACGATGCTATTGATTCAGCAGCGCCAGGATACCGTAACTACCTTAATAAATACGCCGCTTCTAGCCGTGGAATTGAGCGACTAGAAGCCATGCAAGACTTTGGTTCTAGGGTGAAATCAACCATCCCAGACCCAATTACGGGTGACTATTTGTTATCCCAAGCAAGTTTTGTAAAAGCCATTCGCGGAATAGAGAAAGATAAAAATCTTGGTGGGTTATCTAAATCGCAGTTAAGTGCCGCCAAACGGATTAGCCAAGATTTAGATGATGGGGTGTTGGCAAGGGCAACAAGACCTGCTGGCTCTGATACCTTCAAAAATATGTCCACCGCCAACGTAATTGGTGGAATTGTTGGTAAACAGATTTTTGGTGAAACAAGCCCACTTCTTAGCAAGGTCGCTGCACCTTTAAACTGGCTTTACAATGGCACAGACGATGCCATTCGTGAGGTGTTAGTAGACGCTATGCTTGACCCAAAGTTGGCGGCGAGACTTATGCAAAAAGCAACAACCACAACTATTCAACCGATTTCGCAAGAACTGCAACGCCGAGCAGTAAACCTCGGATATGGCTCAATTTTCGGACTGGAGTAAGAAATGCCTAAGAATAAGATTTCAGAATACTCAACGACCAACTCTGCTAACACAGACATAGAAAGCATTAACATCGACGAGGGGTGTCCCCCAAGTAGCATAAACAATGCTATCCGTGAGTTGATGGTTCACTTGAAGGAGTTCCAGACAGGCTCATCTGGTGACCCTCTGACGGTCGCTGGCGGGATGTTCATATCTGGGGGTGGGTCGGCTAACACCTTGACCGTGACGGGGATTCTGACGGCCTCTGGAGGCACGATTCTGTCCTCTACGAACACCTTGTCAGGCGGGAACATCCTGTCGGGTACTAACACCATCTCTGGCTCGGCAATTATTTCCGGCAATATCAACTCGTCGGGAACCACAAATACATTCTCTGGCGGCAATATCCTGTCGGGTACGAATACGATTTCCGGGTCTGCGATTATTTCTGGGAACATCAACTCTAGCGGGACAAACACCTTCTCAGGAACGCAAGTTATCTCTGGCGGGTCTACCTTCTCAGGCGCAGCCAAGGGAACCCTGGTAACGGACAACGACGGCAGCTTTGACATGACCGCAGGAAACAACTTCTCCTGCACGCCTACGGGGTCGATTACGCTTACATTTACTAACATAACTAGCGGACAATCGGGTAACATTCTGCTAGTAAATGGTAGCAATTACACGGTATCTGCCCACACCAACACGAAGGTTGGAACTGGCGTGCTTACGGCACTATCGGCTACTGGGACGTACTGGGTGAGTTACTTCTCTAACGGAACCAATGTTTACATATCTGCGACAGGCGCGTTAGCATGAGCATAATTCAAGGTAATGCCCATACCTCTGCGGGGGGCGGCTATCAGATAGAGCGCAGTCTGCGGTTTAACTCTGCGGATAGTGCGTATCTGAATCGCACACCTGCGTCTGCTAGCAATCGCAGAACTTTTACATGGTCTGGATGGGTAAAAAGATGTTTGCCTACAACCACCAATACTATGTTTGCTTCGGATGTTGACGCAAACAATTTTTTTGCTATTTGGTTTCGTGAAGAAGGTGATAACGGCAGACTAGAGATTTTGAACTATTCCACAACCTATGATATGCGGATTGAAACAACGCAAGTATTCCGTGATGTCAGCGCATGGGGGCATTTGGTTGTTGCAATAGACACCACGCAAGCAACATCAACCAATCGGGTAAAAATCTATTGGAATGGGACACAAATTACTGCGCTGTCCACTACCACCTATCCAAGTCAAAATTTTGAAACAGATGTAAATAATACTAACTCTCATAAAATAGGTGTTCAGGGTTCGTCTTATGGTCGTCACAACGGTTACCTCACCGAAATCAACTTCATCGACGGTCAAGCCCTAACCCCATCAGACTTCGGTGAAACTGATTCTGCCACAGGTGTATGGAAGCCCAAGGCTTACTCTGGCACATACGGCACTAACGGGTTCTTCCTAAAGTTTGCAGACAACTCCAACACCACGGCTGCGACGCTTGGCAAGGACAGCTCAAGCAACAGCAACAACTGGACACCTAACAACTTCTCGGTGACCGCTGGTGCTGGCAATGACTCGCTAGTAGATTCACCTACGGCATACGGTACAGACACAGGTGTTGGTGGTGAGGTGCGTGGGAATTACTGTACTTGGAACCCACTAGCAAAAGGAAGTAATACAACCCTTTCAAATGGAAACCTAGATGTTTTAGGAAGCACTAATAGCACAGGAAACAACAACTTTTCAACTTTTATACCATCAAGCGAAAAATGGTATTTTGAAGTAAGTCCTGCTAATACATATTCATATTCATATGTTGGTGTAAGTTTAGATGGTAACTTGTCAACATCTAGTAATTTTGTTGGTGCTACGGCAAGTAGCGTAGGAATTGAACTTGGGACAGGGGCTGTTTGGAGAAACAATTCAAATCAAGGCACTGGTGGAACAGGGGTTAGTGCTGGAGAAACTTTGATGGTTGCGTTTGAACCGTCAAGCGGAAAAGTGTGGGCGGGTAGAAACGGTACTTGGTATAACTCAGGAAACCCTGCGGCTGGAACAGGACAAGTAGCAACTATTCCTACTGTTGGGGCTATCGGGCCAGCCGTTTCTCCATATTCTAGTAGCGGTACGCTTTCTTTCAACTTTGGTCAACGTGCCTTTGCCTACACAGCCCCCTCTGGCTTTAAGGCATTGTGTACAACTAATCTGCCTACGCCGACCATCGGTGCTACTAGCACTACACAGGCTGGGAAGTATTTCAACGCCATTCTGTATACAGGTAATGGCAATGCAAGTAGAAGCATTACTGGTGTCGGATTCCAGCCTGATTTTGTGTGGGCCAAGGCAAGGTCTGCCGCTTATTATCACGGCTTATTTGATGCGGTAAGAAGCGGATATGCTTTGTATTCCAATGCAACGGACGCAGAAGATACGACCGAACAACTTACTTTTGGGTCAGATGGTTTCACAACACCAAACAAATCTGGTGATTTTATAAATACCAATTCTGCAACTTATGTTGCATGGAACTGGAACGCTGGCGGCTCTAACGCTACCAACACCTCTGGCACTATAACCAGCACAGTCAGGGCGAATACGACTAGCGGGTTCTCGATTGTTACTTATACTGGTACAGGTGCTAACGCTACGGTGGGTCATGGCCTTGGGGTTGCTCCTAGCATAGTGATTGTTAAAAAAAGAAGTGCCTCTGAAAATTGGGTTGTGTATCACACTTCTGTTGGGGCAACAAAGTATCTGGTATTAAACCTAACCGATGCAGAAACAACATCTGCAACAAGGTGGAATAACACAGCCCCAACTTCAACTGTTTTTAGTATTGGAACTAGCGGTAATGTGAACGACAACACAGGAACCTACGTTGCCTACTGCTTCGCACCAGTAGCGGGGTATAGCGCCTTTGGAAGTTACACGGGCAATGGTTCTACGGATGGGCCTATGATTTTTACAGGCTTTAGACCAAGATATGTGATGGTGAAACGTACTGATGCTTCTGGCAACGAGTGGGAAATTAGAGATACTGCTAGAGATTCATACAACTCAGGAACATCAGCAAGACTGTGGGCCAGCAGTTCTGCTTCTGAATTAAACGATTTCCCTGCAGATATTCTTTCTAATGGATTCAAGCCTAGGTCAACTGGTACAAACTCAAATGGCTCTGGTGCAACTTACATATATATGGCTTTTGCCGAAACTCCTTTCAAATATTCCTTGGGGCGGTGATGGGCTTTCTAATTGACATGGTTGGGCAGAAACACGGCAGACTAACTGTCGTCGCCCGTGCGCCTAATCAAGAAACCCGTGCGGCGTGGAACTGTGTTTGCGAGTGTGGGAATAAGGTTGTGGTTGATGGAAAGAAACTACGCACAGGCCACACCAAGTCATGCGGATGTTATCGGACTGAGGTGTCGTGTCCAGCGCAGGGGAAAGCAAACACAAAGCATGGGCAGTCTTACACAAAAGGTTATCGTAGGTTCCACTCAAGACTGCGTGAGATTGCAGAGATTCGTCAGAGACCAAAGTGGGCAGACATGTCAAAGATTCGTGAGATATATGTCAACCGCCCAGAGGATTGTCATGTAGACCATATTGTTCCTTTGCGAGGGAAGAATGTTTGTGGGCTTCATGTTGAATACAATTTGCAATATCTTCCAATCAAGGAAAATATGAAAAAGCACAACACTTACAAAGGAGTAGATTCATGGCATTCCTCTTAAACGGCAACCCTGTAAACATTGATTCCGAAATAACCATAAATTCTGTCCGCTATCCGCACCTTCGTGACCCTGCCCTGCGTGAGCAGCTAGGCGTGGTAGAGGTAGCAGACGCACCTGACTACGACCAAAGATTCTACTGGGGCGTAGGTAATCCTAAACTCCTGAATGACCGTGAGGAAGTAGACCAAGATGGCAACCCCATGTACGTCAAAGTCTTGGGCGTGGTTGATGGCGAGCCTGCGATGGTGGACTCAGCAGAGCGTCTAGTAACTAAGGGACTAAAGAGCCAATGGACTGCACAGGTTAAGGACACGGCTGGTTCTATGCTTGCCCAGACCGATTGGATGGTAGTACGCAAGGCAGAGCGCAATGTCGCTATACCCGCAGATGTGGTCACAAAGCGTGCGGCTATCGTTGCTGAGTGCGACAGACTAGAAGCTGCTATCGCTGCCTGCACCACAGTCGAGGCTTTGATTGCGGTGGTAGGCGCACAGGGATGGCCTAGCTGATGGCAACGATTGTCGAGGTTAAAGGCCAACTAGACACCCACGAAGCTGTCTGTGCTGAACGCTATCTCGGAATCAATGCCAGGCTCAAGCGCCTAGAGCAAATCCTAATCGGTTCCGCTGGCTTCATAATTGTCCTCCTGCTAAGCCTAGTGGTGAAATGACCACCATCGCTGCCAAAGCGTCTACGGGAGAGATTGCCGCAGACTCGATGGTCAGCGGTGATGACTCCTTCTACCTCGTAGAGAAGCTCCGTAAGGGACAAGAGAGTATCTACGGGGGTTGCGGAGATTGGGATAAACTATTAAAGTTCTACAATTCGTTGGAGTCTGGGGCAGACCTAGACTCGGATACGGATGTGACCGTTCTCGAACTCAGAAGTGATGGCATTTGGATTTACGAGAGTACCATCATTCCTGCGAAGATAAAGAACGACTTTTGGGCAATTGGAACTGGGGCAAACTTTGCTATCGCTGCCATGCACTTAGGCTTAACTCCGGCAGAAGCAGTAAAGCTGGCGTGTCTGTACGATACATCCTCCCACGAGCCAATTGACGTAATGTCTCTAAGCGGGAGGAAACGTGGTAGCACTAAAAAAGGCATCGGACGAGGAACTAATAGCGGCGTTTAAGACCTACGGCAGTCCACAGAAGGTAGCGCAGGTTCTAGGCATAGACGTAGGTACGGTTTACCGAAGGCGGGCGGCACTAAAAGACGTATCCCTACCCTCCTTTGCCGCAAGACAACACAGCATCGCCAACACATACATCCCCGATAACCGTAGGGTTATCTCCCATACCGTAGACAACGGTCATGTCTTTATAGCCTCCGACTGCCATTATTGGCCTGATGAGGAAACCGTGGCGCACAAGGCGTTTGTTTCCCTGCTGACCGAGTTTAAGCCCAAGACCATCATCCTAAACGGGGATGTGTTTGACGGGGCTAGAATCAGCCGCCATGCCGCCCTCATGGGGACTAACCCCCCTACCCCCAAGCAAGAGATAGAAGCCTGCCAAGACCGTCTACACGAGATTGCAAACGCTTCTAAGAACGCTACTAAGCTGTGGAACTACGGTAATCATGACGTACGCCTCTTTAATTTTGCGGCCCAAAATGCACCAGAGTTATCTGAGTTCACCGACCTGTTTTCGTACTTCCCAGGTTGGCACACAGGATGGCGGGTGGACATAAACAATTCTGTTGTGGTCAAGCATAGGTGGCACAACGGGCAACACGCGACATATAACAACACCCTGAAGTCTGGCAGAAGTATCGTCACAGGACACCTGCATAAACTGATGGTGACCCCGTGGACGGACTACAATGGGCGCAGATACGGTGTAGACACAGGGACGCTTGCGGAGCCGCGTGGCGACCAATTTGTGTATGTAGAAGAAAACCCCGTGAACTGGTGTTCTGGGTTCTGCGTTCTGACATTTAAGAATGGTATGTTATTACCACCAGAGTTATGCGAAGTAATAAACGGCGTGGCTTACTTTCGAGGAGAGAAAGTGGGATAAATGAGTGATTTAGTAGCCTCGGCAAAGAGTGCCGCGCAGGGAATAAAGAGCGCGATAGCCGCAGGGAAAGAGATTGAAGCAGTAGTTACTGACATACAAAAACTTGGGGTCGCAGAACTCCAAGCCAAGCAACAATTCCAAAAGAAACAACGGGTAGTTAAGGGCGATACCACCATCCTCACGGCTTTCGCGGAGTGGCGCAGATTGAAAGAAATCAAGGAAGCAGAGGACGACTTATTCCAGCAGCTTGTCGAGCGTTATGGCAAGGAAAAGGCTGAGTTTGAGTGGAAGGACATCCAAGCCATCAAAGAGCGCCAGATGAAGGAAGTCAAGGACGGGCGTGACGAGATGGGGCGTGACCTAAAGAAACTCCGAGAACTCAAGGTTATGTGCTTCGTAGCCTCGCTAATCATAGTCACCACTTACTACATCTTCAAAGGACACCTGTAATGCTATCCCTTATTTCTTCCGCTGTCGGATTCCTAGCCTCTGGCTTACCGCAAATCCTAAACTTCTTCCAAGACAAGGCTGACAAGGCGCAAGAGTTAAAGTTAGCGCAGATGCAGACCGAGCGCGAGTTAGCCCTTGCAGAACGCGGTTTCCTAGCCCAGCAGAGGGTCGAGGAGATTAGGACTGACCAGATTGCCCTTCAGACCGATGCAGACCGCCAGAACGCCGCTTTAGACCACGACAAGGCTATCATGGCTCGCGCCTCTAGTTGGGTCGTGAACCTGAACGGCATAGTGCGACCTGCGGTTACCTTTATCTTCGTCCTAGAGTTGGTGATGATTAACATCGCGCTGACCTACTTCTTGCTTCGTGGCGGGTTAGGTAGCATGGACGTGGAGCAGTTTATTGCCGCCACAGACGTAATCTTCTCCGAAGACGAGATGGCTCTACTAAGCGGAATTATTGCTTTCTGGTTCGGGAGCCGCCAATGGGGTAAGAAGTGAAGGTAAGTGATGACGCAATCAAAGGAATCAAAAAAGACGAGGGGGTACGAGTTCGTCCCTATCGCTGTCCTGCTCTATTGTGGACTGTTGGCGTTGGTCATGTTATCGATTCTAACCACATAAGGGTGAAGTTCGATGAGCGCAAAAATCTACCAATTCCCGACGGATGGGATAGAACTCTTAGCATGGCAGAAGTCGATGCTATCTTGGCTCAAGACCTGTCTACATTCGAACGAGGAGTTCTGCGCCTCTGTCCAAGTGGACTTACTCAAGGCCGCTTTGACGCTCTGGTTTCCTTCTCCTTCAACGTCGGGCTTGGCAACCTCCAAAGGTCAACCATCCGCATGAAGCATAACCGTGGAGATTTTGAGGGCGCGGCTGAGTCCTTCATGGCGTGGACTAAAGCGGGTGGGAAAGAACTACCTGGCTTAGTTAAGCGTCGGAAGCACGAACGCGCTCTCTATGAATCTGAGTAATTCTTTCTTTTAGTTCCTCGGCTACGGTCAAATTGTGCTTGGCCTCAAACTGGTCAAGCCACTTCCTCCTCGCCTCCCTTGTCGGGAGCGTCAACACATACCTTGCCAACCCCTCTATCTTCGCCTCATGTTCGCTCATCACGATTTGATAGAACTCCTCTGGGGTTGCGGTAAATGTTCCTCTACTAACCAGCCCTAGCAAATGTTTTATGCAACGCTTTTCTGGCGGTGGTGACGGCTCTGGCTGCGTCAGATTTTCGAACAAATCTCCCAAGATAATACCTCTTATAGTTTGCCATTATGTGCGCCTCGTAAAACTTTTCCTTCCTCTTGTAGACACCCTTGATGTTGGACTTGGTTTTCTCTCTGCGCTTGGAGTTCCACCTGTTTTCCATCTGCGTGGCAACCCTGAGATTGCTTAGTCTATTGTCGGCAAACTTGCAGTTTATGTGGTCAACCTGTTCGGGCCAGTACCCGTGGTGGTACGCCCAGACAATCCTGTGGGCAAAGTAAGGCTTTCTGAA